GTTCGTTTACTAACCCCGTCACAAAACAAAAGCAATTCCAACAATACTGGCCCGCATCAACTGCGGCTGGTGATGCAGTGGCTATTGTTGCTGACGATCCTGACCAAGTGTTCAAGGGTGTTGTTTGTTCTGCTACTACTGCTGTTGCTTCTGGCGCTCGCGCTATGATTGGCCAAAATTTGGCTATGATTAACAACACAGGTAGTACTGCAACGGGCAACTCCAAGAACGCTATCTTGGCTCCAAGTGATACTCCCGCCACCACTTCGTCTTTGCCCGTTCGCGTGCTTGGCTTGGTGACTGATACGGCTGTTACTCTTGGGACTGCAACCTATACCAGCATTTCTACTGCTACTGTAACTTGCTCGGCTCTGCCGTTTGCGTTGCCAGTTGGTACTGATGTTGGTTCGCTGGACTCTAACGGAAACTATGTTTCTGCGGGTTCTTTCGTTGACACCGCTGCTTCTGCCGGTGCTACCTCGTTTATTTTGAACCAAGCTCCTGTTGCTACTTTGAACACCACCATCGTGTTCATGCAGTATCCAGAGATTCTGGTCAAGATTAACTTTGGTCAGCATCAGTATTATGCTGGCACCAGCATTGCTTAAGGAGTAACTTAAAATGGCTATTTCACGCGCACAGCTACTTAAAGAGTTGCTCCCCGGATTGAATGCATTGTTTGGTCTGGAGTATGCAACGTACCAAGAAGAACACAAAGAACTCTATGAAACTGAGACTTCTGAGCGTTCCTTCGAAGAAGAGACCAAGCTATCTGGCTTCTCTGCTGCACCTGTTAAAAACGAGGGTTCCGCCATCGCTTATGACAATGCACAAGAAGCATGGACTGCACGCTACAACCACGAAACCATCGCTTTGGGCTTCTCCCTGACGGAAGAGGCAATCGAAGACAATCTGTATGACAGCTTGTCCGCTCGTTACACCAAATCGCTGGCTCGTGGTATGGCGTACACCAAACAGGTTAAGGCTGCATCCGTTATTAACAATGGCTTCTCCTCGGCTTATGTCGGTGGCGATGGTGTTGCTCTGTTTAGCGCTTCGCATCCCTTGATCTCTGGTGGCACTAACAGCAATCGCCCAGCTACCGCCGCTGACCTGAATGAGACTTCTTTGGAAGCCGCCGTTATTCAGATCGCAGCTTGGACTGATGAGCGTGGTCTGTTGATCGCCGCTAAGCCCAAGAAGCTTATCGTTCCTCCTGCTCTGCAATTCGTTGCTACCCGTCTGTTGGAAACCAGCCTGCGTGTTGGTACTACCGATAACGATATCAACGCTATCAAGAACAATGGTTCGATCCCTGAAGGCTACACCATCAATCACTACTTGACCGATAACAACGGTTGGTATCTGACTACTGATGTACCTAACGGTATGAAGCACTTCGTTCGTACTCCGCTGGCTAACAGCATGGACGGCGACTTTGATACTGGTAACGTCCGTTACAAGTCTCGTGAGCGTTACAGCTTCGGCTGGTCCGATCCTCTGGGCATGTTCGGTTCGCCGGGCTCGTCCTAAAAGGGTAGAGAAAAGGGGCATTGCGCCCCTTTTCTTTTTGGTGTATATTGCAGCTACTCCGGGCTTTCCGGTGCATCAAACTGTCCCGGCAGACGACATACCGATTGATGCACTTCACTTGTATGTAAGGAATTATCATGGGATTCGCAACTCACCTCGGCCCTTGGCTGCTTGGCACGGTTAAAAACACCACAGGCACTACTGCTGGAACCATCCGCAACATGGGCGCAACTGTTGTCGCTCAGACCGCCACAACCACCGTCAACGACACAACGGCTGTTACAGAATTTGTCTTGCCTGCTGGCGCACAAATCGTAGAATTTTTAGTAGACATTACCACCGCTTACGCTGGTACGACTGGTAATACCATCACTATTCAAACCGCCGCTGGTAACTCTTTGGCTACCGTTGGTGGCGCTACAACTACACCTTTGGCTGTGGGTCGTGCAACTGTAGCTGTTACGGGCGCACAGATTGGTACGTATCTAAATGTTGGCTCAACTGATTTAGTTGTTCAGGCAATTTACGCTTGCGCCGGTACAGCCAGCGGCGGTGCTGCTACGCTTACATGCGTGTACATCGTCAAAGGTTCTGATGGCGTTGCTAATCCTGCTTCTGCTTAATTAATCTCAGGGGCTACGGCCCCTGCTTTATAGGAGATTGATTATGATGCAAACAGACGTAAAATCAGCGCACGTTGAAGCTACCGGCACTGTAGTGTCTGGTCGCAGCCGTTTAAAAGGCTATCAGTGTTTGTCTGGCGGTACAGCTGGCGATATTATTTTCCGTGACGGTGGCGCTTCAGGCACTATCCGGTTGCAGTTTAATATTCCCGCAAACACCAACAACCCTTTTGCTAACTTGATTCCCGGCGAGGGCATTCTGTTTACAACAGATATCCATGCAACACTGGCAACAGGCGCAAAAGTCACGGTGTTCTATGGCTAAGAAAACCCCATCCCTTGCAGTAGGTCGCGGCGAGAAGCTGCCGGTCTCTAAAGGGGCTGGGCTGACTGCCAAGGGCCGTGCTAAGTACAACGCAGCAACAGGTAGTAATCTGAAAGCTCCCCAGCCTCAAGGTGGCCCGCGCAAGGACTCGTTCTGCGCCCGTATGTCAGGTATGCCGGGGCCGATGAAAGACGAGAAGGGCAAACCAACCCGGAAAGCCGCTTCACTAGCAAGATGGAAGTGCTGATATGACCGATACAAACGATGTGAAAACAATGACTGATGGCGCTGCCGTGGTAATGGGCCTTGGTGGTTTTTTAGGATGGATGACTCCCGTGGTAACACTTATTGGCGGTATATTGACCATTGTTTGGTTAAGCATTCGTATCTGGGAAACGGCTACTGTGCAGCGGTGGGTAAAACCAGATGCCATCGACCAGTAAGAAACAAAAAAATTTCATGGCTGCGGTGGCTAACAACCCATCGTTTGCTAAGAAGGTAGGAGTCCCACAGTCCGTGGGAAAAGACTTTAACGATGCCGATAAAGGCAAAACTTTTAAAAGAGGTGGTGAGATGGCTACAAAGATGGACCCCAAAATGATGGCTATGATGGCAGCTAAAAAACGTGGCATGGGTGGCGCTGGCGCTCGTCCTTCTGCTCCTCCCCCTGCTCCTCCTATGGGTGGTATGGGTGGCGGTATGGGCATGAAAAAAGGCGGCGGCGTCAAGAAGATGTCTTCTGGCGGTTCAGCTTCTTCTCGTGCTGACGGTATTGCCCAACGAGGTAAGACAAAAGGCACGATGCTCAAAAAAGGCGGCATGGCCTGCTAAGGAGTAAATAATGGCTGAGAAATCAATGTTCCCACCCGGTCAAGATATGTCAAACGTATCTCCAGCGGATGTCTTAGAAGCTAAAAAACGTACTAAGGAAACTAAGGCGTTTGATGATGCGGATAAAACTGCGCCTAAACCCGCACCTGCTGCTTCGGCTCCGAAGAAGATGGCTAAGGGTGGTTCCGCATCTAGTCGTGCTGATGGTTGCGCCCAACGTGGCAAGACCCGTGGAATGATGCGGTGAGAGCCAGTCGTGGTATGGGCGATATCGCCGCATCCAAAATGCCCGGTGCTAAGAAAAAAGCACGTAAGGACAATACTGACTTCACGCAATATGCTGAAGGCGGTAAGGTTAAGTCCAAGGTAAATGAGGCTGGCAACTACACCAAGCCTGATTTACGTAAACGGATTTTTAACAGCGTCAAAGCTGCGGCAATCGTAGGTACTGGCGCTGGAGAATGGTCAGCCAGAAAAGCACAGGTAATGGCTAAACGCTATAAAGCCGCCGGTGGGGGCTATAAGGACTGACATGAAAGCGCCGCAGCAATCCCTTAAAAATTGGGGCGACCAGAAATGGAGAACCAAGTCGGGAAAGCCATCGTCAAAAACAGGTGAGCGGTATTTACCTGAAGCTGCTATAAAATCCTTGTCATCGGCTGAGTACGCAGCTACCACCAAAGCAAAGCGTGCGGGCAAAGCAGCAGGTAAACAGTTTGTGGCGCAGCCCAAAACCATAGCAAAGAAAACAGCAGGGTTTAGATAATGGCCTACACCTCCGGCACTACCGTTTTTAACTTAGACCTCAATGACATCATTGAGGAGGCGTATGAGCGGGCTGGTATTGAGGTACGTACGGGCTATGAGTTTCGTACGGCACGCAGATCATTAAACCTTCTTACGATTGAGTGGGCTAATCGCGGCATTAACTTGTGGACTATTCAAGAGGGCGCTATAGCTCTAGTTACTGGGCAGGCTGTGTACCCCTTACCTGCTGACACGATTGACCTACTAGATCATGTCATTCGGCAAAACAATGGCTCTGCTAGCAATCAGTCGGATATCAACATCTCCCGTATCTCTGAGTCTACGTACTCTACAATCCCTAATAAGCTGACGAATGGGCGACCTATTCAGGTATGGGTAAATAGACAATCAGCCCAGACTAACGCTACTTCCATCACTCTAAGTACTACTCTTACAAGTACCGATACAACTGTTGTACTAAGTACTACATCAGGGTTAACCACTACTGGGTTTATTCAAATTGATACAGAGACAATTGGATATACCAACATAAGTGGTAACAGTTTAATTAACTGTACTCGTGGGCAGAATGGCACTACGGCAGCTTCGCATACGGCTGGGGCGGCTATCTATGTTCAGAACTTACCCTGTATTAATGTGTGGCCTACCCCCGATGCAGGAGGAAGTTACACGTTTGTTTACTGGCGTCTACGCCGCTTACAAGATGCGGGGAGCGGCGTAAATATTGAAGATATTCCATTTCGTTTTATTCCTTGTCTAGTAGCAGGCTTGTCGTTTTATATTGCTTCTAAAAGAATTGATGCTGTTCCTGATCGTATTTCATTCCTAAAAGATGAATATGAGCAGCAATGGTTGTTAGCCTCGCAAGAAGATCGGGAAAAAGCGCCAGTTAGGTTTGTACCTAGGCAGTTGTTCTATTGAGGTGAAGCATGCCTAGTAAGTACGCTTCAGGTAAGAATTCGATTGCTGAGTGTGATCGGTGTGGACAGCGCTATAAACTTAGTGAACTCAAAAAAGAAGTCATTAAAACAAGGTTATTTCAGATTAAAGTGTGTCCTACCTGTTGGGACCCAGACCAACCTCAGCTATCATTAGGTTTATACCCTGTAAATGATCCGCAGGCTGTACGGGAACCCCGCCCTGATATATCCTACGTTACGTCTGGTACAAATATTAGTGGATACCCTTCTATGGGGTCTAGGGATATTCAGTGGGGTTGGAATCCAGTTGGTGGGTCTAGGAATTTTGATGCTGCGTTGACACCAAATTATCTGGTGGCATACGTACAAATTGGTACAGTAACAGTAACGGTTTCATAGGAGTGAATTATGGACACGAAGAAAGTAAAGCAGATTGCCGACACCGAGGCCAAGAAGATGGTCAAGGGTCACGAAAGCCGCATGCATGCCAAGGGCATGAAAAAAGGTGGCCCAACCAGTGAAGACCGCATGCGCGTGGGCCGTAACCTATCTCGCGCAGCTAATCAGAAAACGGGGTAAATTATGGCCTACAGTATGAAAAAAGGTGGCAAGGAAGTTGGGCCTGCTGCTACTTACGCACAACCCCATACGATGGATGGTAAGGCTATGAAGGTTTCTACCAACCCCGGAAAAGAACCAAACCGTAGCAAGCTAGATACGCTTGATATTAGCGTTGGAAATCTCAGTAAGTCCGCTGGCAATGAACAAGTCAAGACAACTGGTATCAAAACCCGTGGCAATGGTTGCGCTACCAAAGGCGTGACGGCAAGAGGCCCGATGGCATGAACTACTCTGAGCTTTCGTCCGCGATACAGACTTACACGGAAAATAATTTTCCGGCGATTACCCTTGCGGACTCGTCTACTGTATCGTCTACGACTCAGATTAACCGCTTCATTCAGCAGGCCGAGCAGCGTGTTTATAACTCAGTCCAGTTCCCGTCAATCCGCAAGAATGTGACCGGTTCTACGTCTGCTAGTAATAAGTACTTGGCTTGCCCCTCCGACTTCTTGGCTCCATACTCGTTGGCAGTAATTGACGCTACCGGTTCGTACGAGTACTTGTTGAACAAGGATGTCAACTTCATCCGTCAGGCATACCCAAAGCCTACCGATACGGCTATCCCCAAGTACTACGCATTGTTTGGAACACAGAGTAACGACATCAACGAGCTTTCGTTTATTTTGGGGCCAACCCCTGATGCCACCTACTCCGTAGAGCTTCACTACTATTACTATCCTGAGTCCATCACCACTGCGGTGAACACTTGGTTGGGTGATAATTTTGATTCCGTGTTGCTGTACGGCTCGCTGGTAGAAGCGTACACCTTTATGAAGGGTGAGCAAGACTTGATCGCGTTGTATGACGGCAAGTACAAGGAAGCCCTTGGGTTAGCTAAACGTCTGGGTGATGGCATGGAGCGTCAAGACGCATATCGTAGTGGTCAATACAGGCAGGCGGTTACATGAGCATTGTTCAAACAGCAACGACGAGCTTCAAAGTTCAACTGTTCCAAGCAGTACATAACTTTGGCCCAACAACACCCAATACTTTTAAAGTAGCCCTGTACACAGCCGCTGCAAACATCAACACTACTACCACTGCGTACACCACAAGTGGCGAGTTGGTTGGTACGGGGTACACGGCGGGCGGAAACACTTTGGTGATTTCAACTTCTCCGACTTCAGGCACTAATAACAGCAACATTCCTACGGCGTACATTTCGTTCAACAACACAAGCTGGACAAATGCCACGTTTACATGCCGTGGTGCATTGATCTATAACTCAACTGTTTCTGGCAATCCATCTGTTGCTGTGCTGGACTTCGGTTCAGACAAGACCGTGAACAACGACACGTTCCAGATCATCTTCCCAACCCCCGATGCCAACAGCGCCATTGTGCGTATTTCTTAAGGATTCATCATGGAATACAGTTTAGCAAAAGACCAAGTTTCCGCTGGTCTCATTACAAACCCCGTAGCTGGTGATATGGTTGGCGCTGGTGGTGTGTACACGGTTGAGTGTGTAGGCCCAGACGGTCAGGTCAAATGGACTGAATCAACCCACAACCTAGTGGTCAATCAGGGTCTTGCCAATATGAACGGCGCGTACCTCGCTGGTAGTGCGCAGACGGTTACGTGGTACATAGGTTTGGTTACTGGCCCCGGCTCCGGCACAACCTTTGCCGCTGGCGATACGTTGGCATCCCATGCTGGCTGGACTGAAAACACCGCGTACACGGGCAACCGCAAAGCAGTGACGTTTGGTTCGGCTACTACCGCAAACCCCTCGGTTATCAGCAACTCGGCTTCTCCTTCGTCTTTTACCATGAACGGTACGGCTACCATTGCTGGCGCTTTCCTGTGCAGCGTTGCTACGGGC